GTATCCATATCAGTAGCAGTACGTAAAGGTTTTAAAGCTACAACCATACGTAAATCATATGTAGTAATATCATCTGGAGTAGGTGCTACTATAAAATTATCAGGGTCTAATTGTGAAATGCACCTAGGAGTAGTATAATCTGTAGAATCAAAATCAGGCCATGTAGGGTATAAATCATGTAAGTGATCTAATGTTACTGGTTTAAGTTTAGTATCATTTACAGTAGCAGTAAGAAATGCATGTACTTCTGAATTGTTTGGTGCTTCGTAAGGATAGTCATATACACCAGTAGTTAATCTTATCTTAGGTTGTATATACCTCCATGCTAACGTACGTTCACAAGCTTCAATAGCTGCATCTCTAATGTATTGTTCAATTATAGGTTGAGGACATCCAGGGACACTAGCATTAAGTCTTGGAACTAAAGAAGAAAACTTTTTATCAGAATAAATAGGCATTAAACAACTTCTCCTTGTTCACCAGATTCTTCAGTGTCTGTAATAGCTCTGCTTTGTATACCAACACCTAATGCTTGGGTAAAAGACTGTTGAAACAATGCAGCACGATTAGAATTTACATGCTCATTATCTATAGATTCAGCTATAAATACTGTAGCATCAATTACAACTGGAGAATAAGCATCTCCTAAAAGAGCTACAGTAGTTGTACCATCATAAGTAGGTGGGGTTTGAGCATACTCAATATCTAGTATTTGATTAGCAGGAGCTTTAGGATATATAAAAAATTTATTAGGATTTCTTACATGCCTCATCCAGTTTTGAGTTGCTGCAGCAGCATCATTCATCCATGTAGGATATGCTTGATCTAAAACTTCACGAGTAGTTTCAGTAATACCAGAGCCTCCTTGAACAGAAAAACATTCTATTATACGTATAGAATCTGAAGGAGCAGACTGTATAACAGAGTTTTCAGTGCATGTAACTGTACCTATAAACGCAAATAAATCAGGTCTTAGTACAGCTATACGTTTAAGAGCTTGGTTTGCAAAACTTAAAAGTATAGCATCACTATAACGAAAAGGAGATGTCTCATCTTGTATAATACGTCTTACATCGGTGATGACATCATTTAAAATCACTTTGGTAAACCTTTAGAAGCTTCTTCATTTATTTCTTCTGTTACAGAACTTGAAGCAGTTTCTTTTGTTTTAAACTCATCTATTGATAAATCTATTTTAGTTTTTCTGCCTTTTTGTTTTTTAGGCATAAACTTTTCAGGGAAAGCTTCTTCCTCTGTAACTTCTTCAGTTCTAGGGTTTTCAGCTAAAATTTCATTCCAACCATAAACTTCCCCGTCTACTTTATTTCTTAACCATCTAGCCATTATAACCTCCTAAGCCCAAGATATTCGTTTTGAAGACGTTTTCTTCCGCACTGCCTTCGTTTTACATTGTGCCATTGTTGGTCTACAAGCTGGGTAACCTTTACGTTTCTCACCTTTTTTTCTACCGCAAGGTTTGCCTGTTTTACAATCTACCCAGCCTTTACCTTTATTTTGAGAAAACCAAGTTTTTAAACTGTTACTACGCTTTTTTACGCTTGCCACTTTTATTTCCCCAATTTGCTGCACCAACCTTTCTACATTTTACTAAAGCTCCTGAAGCATAAGCACTAGGCCAAACTTTATATCGAGCTTTTACTTTATGGTAACATGCATCTCTCTTTGCTTTTTGTTTTGTTTTAGACATATAGCTACCATTTTTTACATGACCAATACCTAGCTGTCAACTTTGATGGCGGACTTGTGTCACATTTATGTCTCGCTCTAAAACTTTTTCTTCTACCAGGTTGGTTCTTTTTAATTTTCATATTAGCATCTCCAAACCGAATTATTTTTTCTTGACCGTTTGCGCATGCTTTAACTACAAATTTTTTCCCTCCTGAAATCTGCCGTCTAGGCTTATTACAAGCCATCTTTGATTTATCAATTTTTGCAGCCATATTATTCCTTTATAAAAAGGGGGGCTTTTACACCCCCCAATTTATTTAAGCAACTGTTGAGCAATCAACAACTACCGCCCAGACTTTAATCTTTGCGGCATCAGTTACAGCACCAGATACACCAATAAGCATATCAATAGTATCTGCAGCTGCAAAGTAATGGCTTTGATTGTCACCACTTAGGCCAGCACCGTTTGATGATGTAGTACCTGCTGCGTTAGCATTGCCCCCATCAACAAACAAGTCAACATCACCACCAGTAAGACCGATGTCAAATGTTGACGCTGCACCTTCGACAGTTTCAGTTGTAGCACCAACTGCCAGCACTAAAGTATTTGCTGGGATAGAAAGTACTTGCAGAGAATCACCTGCAGCAAGGGCAGTTGCACCTGCTGTAGCTCTGTCTGTTGTTATTTTAGCGAAGTCAAGTGTAACTTCCATGTACCCGACTCTAGTTAAGCCTTTAGCTGGGTGTCCAGCTGAGCCTTTATTAAAGCCGTGTGTGTCTGTATAAGCAGCCATAAATCAATCTCCTTTACGCTGTAGCTACAAGCGTGGCAAGAGCTTCAGGTTTAACGACTTTATAACCGTAAACTTGAAGACCACGAATGATGTTACCAAAAGTTGTTTCAGACCTGATAGTCTCCATATTTGTCATCTGAGATGCAAATGTGAAACCCATCTTATGTCCAGCTATGATGCTATACTCGCTTCCGCTTTTGTATAGATTGTGACTTACATATACTGTAAATCTGTCAATCATACCTAAACGTCCGTTTCTCAATGGTGTACTTCCGTCACCAGTGATAGAAGCATCTTTAAGATCAGATTGCTTAATTAAGCCGCCTACCTTTGCAGGAATCACTAAAAAGCGATCACCTTCAGGGCAGTTAGCCTCATCAAGAACTGTGCCTAAATTTACAATAGACCCAATTACATTACTAGTAGTAAGTGAAATTGGAGAACTTGCTTCACCAAGGCCAATGTTACCAGAAATTCTTCCAGCAGCAGTTCCTTTATTTGATGCATGTACATCTGTGAGCATATCAGTTAAGACACGAGTATCAATTTTAATCTTCATTCGCTCGGAAGCGTCTTTAGACCACATATCCATCATATTAACGTCAGCTTGAACTTCGTCAATATCATCTTCGATACAAGCAAAATACTCACCTTTATCAATCATAAGCTGTAATTTTGCTTTGTCTGGTTGTTCTACGGTAAGAGTTTGACCCTTAACGTAAGTTTGTATGGTGATCTCAGGAGTGGTACGAATATTAACTGTATCACCCATATTTCTAATTTCACCTTCGTAGCTAGTATTGGAAATCGCTGACAACACTGTTGCGTCGTAGAAATTTTCAATTAGCTTTCCTGACCAAATCTCAGGAATAAAGTTACCCGTATACTGCGGGTGACCTGGAGATGTTGCATAAGCCATAGTGTTTAACTCCTTATTGTTATGCGGTTAGATTAAGCATTCACGATACGTCCCTGCTTTTGTGCAGCAAATATATCGCGTTCTATGCGATCCCTTTCTTTTTCACGGCCTTTGTATTTACCAAGCTGAACATCTTTAAAAAACGCTGTGATGTCTGCTGGCGAATATGTTTGACCTGAACTAGACTCAGGAGTGCCGGTATTTCTACCTCTTTTTGGCGCTATCTGTTTATCTAATTCATTGGCAGGTTTCGCGGATTGAGCATTTGGCGAACCATTTAAACTCTCCCAAGTAGTGAAAAAGTTAGAAACTCTAGTTGCGTCAAACTGCCTTTGTGCATCCTCTAAATAAGATTGTCTGCTAATACCTGTAAGGGGATCAGTCTGTAATAACCATGTTTGAAAATCTTGGTTATTATTTATGTCCTTCCAGTTAGGAACAGATTTATTTAACTCAGACCAAAAAATTTGTTCTTGAGATGATTTTGCATTTTTGGCTGCCTGTTCTACTCTAGGTAAAACATCAGATTGCAACGCTTGTATTCTATTTTCTAACTCAGCTATTCTATTTTGTGCAGCAGCAGATTCTTCTTTAGATACTTTACGCATTACATCAATAGATTCTCCGTATTCATCTATATCTGCTTGCGTTACTAATGAAGGTGGCTTAACAGGTTCAATAGGCTGTGTAGATTTAGCAGCATCCATAGAGGTAATTAACTGCTCCATCTGATTTAACCTATTTGTAAGATTCTGATTGTTCGCTTTAAGTTGCGGCACTTCAGCATTATACATTCCCTGTAAAGTTTTATACTTCTGCTCAAAACTTTCATCTTGAGTACCTGAAACTTTTTGCTCTTCTTGTTCAGGTTTAGTCGCTTGTTCAGGTGCACTGTCGGATGTATCAGTAACTTCTTCAGTTGTATCTTCTTGATTCATATCTTTATATAGTTCCTGTACTTCCTCAGATTGCTTTTGAACTTGCTTTGGTAGATTTTTTGCCATATTTAACGCTCCTTTTGGTATGCGTAATTAACCGGCTGTCACTAAGACTTTGCCGAAATTGACGGGGCATCTCTTAATAATTTATGTAACTCACTTAAAACTTGGCATCGCCCCTGTGCTAATGCCGTGTTCGTAGCAACATTTGGTAGCTGTTCTAACTCATGCATACGCCAGTTGTCAATCCATTCTTTAAGAATAGGATACTGATGTATAGATGAAGCTAGAGCATGAATAACCTCCGGTTCAGGTTTTATCATCCTTCACCTCCTGTTGCACGGTTACTCACTAGGTTGGCATCCATACCTCCTTGAGGGCTTCCGTCTGGTTGTCTAGGAACAGGACCTTGTTGCCCGCTTTGTTGTTGCGCGGCAATCTTTGACTGTAACCTATCTGTGACGGCTGCCTTTTCACGGGACGGTACAATGTCATCCACAGGCATTTGCAACCCTTTAGCCACTTCGCGTAGTATAGCTGCGCGGCCATCCTTACCAATAATCTGCATATCCATTTCATTGGCGGTTGCGTTAAGAAATTCTAATCTACGCATATTAACTGTTTCTTTTATAGCTAAGTTAATTGCGCCACGAGGTTGTATTTCAAGATCTCCTTTAATACTTTCATCCTCGTCATATCTCATGTTGTAAATAAATTGTCTAGTTACTATAGGTTTAGTTACATCACTATCAATGTGCATAACTACCTGCCGTATCCCTTTACCAGCAGACCCCATAAGCATAGACAATCCTGATGCAGTTCGTCCTGCACCTTTGACATTTAAATCTCCATATACATACGCAGGTATACCTGAATGGTCGTCAGCAAGTTTACTAAACTTATCATACACTGCCATTAATGTATTAGCATTATCATCAGGCTGGGTAAATCTAACAGCAGGTGAACTAGATCCTAAAGGATCGTTAGTTACTTGCCAGATTTTCCACGGGTGGATTTGCGTGATGTCTTCGTTGGGCGGGATTCTTTCCAAGTTAACTTCTGCTTGAGGCCCACTAGATATTCCCATGTTATTAACCAAAGCCCTTGCAGAAGCATTACAAACTCCCTGCAAGTCTTCAATAATCTCTGGAATACCTTTTCCCCAAAAAGCTCCAGGGCATTTAATAAACGACGTTTTAGCATAAGGTTTTTCTCCTAACGGGTCATAATTTAAAAGTGCTTTTATAATATAGTTACCTACAACCCATACACAAGCATCGTATTCTTTAGCAGGATCATCTATCTCTTCTTCGGTAAGACCCCATTCAAGAAGCATAGACCCACTAATTTTTCCCCAAAATTCTAAAGCATCAAATATTTCAGTAGGTCTTTGATACCCATGGAATTTACGTTCTTCGTCATCTTTTGTTAACTCTACGTCTTCATTTATCCAGCTTTGAGAATTTCCTAACTCAAGAAGTTT